GTGATAACAAGAAAGGGCTTCCCTTGCGGGGGAAGCCCTTTCTTTGTGTTAATTGTCGTCGCCGGGAAGCGGAAACAGGCTAAATTTGATATTGTTTTTCTTAAAGTGTAAAGCAGTGTTAGGGCCTGCCAATCTGATATAATAAACCCCCTCTGCAGGGATATTAAGCGCGGGGGAAACAGTTATTTTCAGCGCATATCCATCTACAAGAGGCTGTACCTTCATTGTTGAAACAGCTTCCTGCGTCTGTGTGCCAGTATTTACATTAGTCAGTATAACAGCTGTGGGCGGGGTGGTTACTACATTCCATGCGGTCGGGTAGACTGCGTAGGGTTCAGGAACAGTAATAGGGAAGAAAAAATTTTCCTTTTTTCCGGTCTGTTCGGTATAGTAGTACTGCGTGAAAACTTCTTCAGTTCCAATTGCCAAGCCCGGAAGAACAGTGCCTGCCGGATAAAGTTCGTCCAAATATGTCCGAACGTCGATCTGCGCAATGGTCTTTCCGGGGTGCTTCGTCTTCCAGTCGCCGATATTGGCGTTTGCCTTATCAGCTGCGGCCTGTGCGGCGGTGATTTTGGTATCCTGTGCCGCCTGTCCCTGATTGTAGGTCGTTTCAGTGACGAACCCGCTCACGTCGGGGATATCGCTTCTCACATTCGTCACTTCCTGCGAAATGGTCTTTCCGGGGTGCTTCGTCTCCCAGTCACCAATGCTGGCGTTTGCCTTATCAGCAGCAGTCTGTGCGGCGGTGATTTTGGTATCCTGTGCCGCCTGTCCTGCGTTGTAGATCGTTTCAGTGACAAACCCGCTCACGTCAGGAATAGAGCCGCTCACATCCGTCACCGCCTGCGAAATCGTCTTGCCCGGATGCTCCGCATTCCAGTCACCGATATTGGCGGCGTTTGCGTCTGCTTTGGCGTCAACTGCCGCGATTTCGTTTTCAACGCTGGTTGCGCACTGGCTGATGGTCTGGTTCGGGTGGTCAGTTTCCCAGTCGCCGATATTGGTATTTGCCTTATCAGCTGCGGCCTGTGCTGCGTCAACTTCGGATTTGTATGCAAAATTTGTCAGGTGGATATAGGTTGCGGGGGATAACTCTCCTTTGAGGTTTCCCAGCACAGTGCTGTCCCGGGTGGCATTTCCGCTCAAAACAATTGAGTCTGTGCTGATTGATTTTTTAGAAGCACTAAAGAATTTCACATTCAGCCCGTCCGCTGCGTTAAACACAGTCTGGTCTACTTTGTGGTTTGCGATATCCCGCACCTCTTCCACGTCTGCCGCGATAGTATCGCAGCGACCGTTCAGGGCCGTATCAGCATTGGCGCGTGCCGTCTCTTCCTTCCACACTTCCTGCGCAATAGTCGTGTTCGGGAAAACGTTGTCCCAGTCGGATGCATTGCTTTCAAGGTCGGTCAGGCGGGCAGCGTGCTTTGCGATTTCTGCCGCATTGTCAGAAATGTTTTTTGCGTTGGCGCTGATGTTGGTGTTCTGAATGATCTGTTCGGCCTTGATGGCGTCGATATCGGTCGTGTTGGTGGAGATGCGGTTGCTCAGAGCAGTATCTGCGTCAGCGCGGGCCTGTGCTTCGGCGGCATCTGCCGCCTTATAGGCCGCGTCAAGGTCAGAAATAGCCTGCTTGCGGTCGGCGGTCTCCTGCGCAATAGCAGCGGCGTTTGCGGCCTCTGCGGCCTTTGCGCGGTCGATCTCAGCGTTCAGGCTGGCGGTCAGGTCAGCAACGTTGGATTCAACAGTGTCCAGACGTTCACCCCATGCCGCCATATCCTTTTCCCACTGAATAACCTTCTCGTTCCAGCCGTTGATAAGGTCGGTGAAACGCTCGTTGTCTTTCTGGAACTGCTCGACCAGTCGGGACAGGTCAAGGACGGTCTTTTTCAGGTCTGCGAACTGGTAGTTATAATCGGACGTCTTGACCCAATATTTGGTCTGTCCTTCCGGGTACGGGGGCAGCTGTGCGCCCTTCGGCACATAGCACTTAGAGGTGTAGCAGTCGCCGTTATGGACGACGATAGTCAACGGCTCATACTCGCGCTCGTTGTCCCACTCCACGGGGTCTGCAAAAATCGGGACATACCGTGCACCGATGTACATGCTTGTGCCGCCCTTAAACGGGGGCGGGGGGCACGGGTGCGGGTGCGGCGGGCATCCGTGCGGGTGGCAGCAGTCGCCGCCCGGTGCGTGAGGTGCACAGGAAATCGGAAAATCATTGCAGTTACAGTTTGCCATAATGAAATGCTCCTTTCTCAGTAGTAAACGACCAGATGCCCATACCCCGGTTTATCGGGGTCAAGCAGTGTATCGAAGTGCAGAAACGCCCAGCTCGCGGGGATATAGGCGACAAAGTGTCCGTCGTCGTCAAGGCCAAAGAACACAAATCGCACCATCTGATAAATGATATCGGTCATGTTGGTGTTGACCCATTCAATGAACGTATCTTTTGTAAAGTCTCCTGCTTTCAGCTTTGCAAAAAGCGCGTCGGTCGCTTCTTTCAGCTGCGCGGTCAGGGTATTCAGACCGTCAAGTCGGGTATCCTGCCCGATATCGTGCAGTCGCAGAGTTTCGGTGTTAGACAGGGCCTGTTTGAGCTGGTTCACCAACCAATACAGGTCATACTGGTAATGGTCGCCGGGTGCAGCATACGGGGGCGACGTCTGAAAGATAAACGGGGTGCTGATATCGGGGTTCTTCGTTTCGTCAGCCATAAAGCTACTCCTTTCATAAAATCCCCGCTTGCGCGGGGGTCGGTCAATTAGTGTTTGCCGTTCAGCTGCGCAAGCAGGGCGTCAGCCTTGAGCGCATTGGTGGTGAAAGAGTTGTTCTTCCACCATGCAATCAGGGCGGCGACGGTGGTAAAGCCCGCCGTTACCAGCTGTTCCAGAGTCTCCGATTCGATGGGCAGGGGGCTTTTGCCGCATGCGCTCAGAATCTGGTTGACGATAGCCAGAATCAGAACAAGGGTGCGTGCGACCGTACCGGCAGAAATGTGAAGTTCGTTCATAATTATTCTCCTTTCAGGTGTGTATGCTCTAAATCATCTATTCGATGATTTGCGATTTTGATTTGCTCTTCAATGACGGGGATTTTTTCAGCAAAGGAATTGTGTTTGCGGACTTCCCGGGTCAGCTCTTCAATCTTTACGTCTGTGACGGCCTGCGATTTGCTGTTCGCAATCAGGACGCCCGCAAGGGTGACGATACCTGTAATAATGGCGGCGACAATCGTTTCCACAGTGTCACCGCCTTAATACACGTCCAAACAGAACTTTGCATGATAGTCATTTGCAATTGCCATGTACACATCAAACAAGACGGTTTCGCGTTCGGCATCAATCATCTGTTGGGTGGTGGTAACGCCAATGTTACCTTGTTTAATCCAGCCGTGGCTATACATGTCGGTGATTTTTTCTTTGCCTACCTCTTTAGCATCTTCGTGCCGGATATCGTGAGCCTTTGTTTTCGTGTCGGTCGTGCCTTTAGTCGTGCCGTCCGTCTGGCTCCCGGTGGTCTGGTCTTCGTGCCCGTGGGTCTCAGTGTCCGACGTGCCGGTGGTTACGGTGGTCGAATTGGCTACAGTGGTAGACGTGCCGGTGAAGTCGGTGGTCTCTTTATGCTCGCCGTTTTCGGTGCTCTTAAAGGTTTCCTCTGCCACGGTGTGTGTCTGGTCGTCGGGCTGGTAGTCCGGCGCATTTTCGGGGCTGATATCACGGGTCACAGTCTGGTCAAGGTTCTTCGTGCTTTCCGTGGTCTTTTTATCCGTGCCTGCGACGTCCGTCTTGTTGGCGGTCGTGGTGGTGCTGGTGTCGTCGGTCACCGACTTGCCCTCAGTCGCCGTGTGCCCTGTGCCTGCGGTTTCGTCGTGCAGTTCGGTGCTGCCGGTTTCGTGATAGTCCCCGGTCGTCACCTGTCCCACGGTCTGCCCGCTCTTTCCGCGATTGATGGCGGTTCTGTCCTGCGTGGTATCGCGGTCGGTGGTACGGACGTCGGTTGTTCTTTCCTGCACATCCGTGTTCCAGATGGGGTTGTACTTGAGCTGTGTAGTGCTATAAAGTTTTTCCCAGATGGGCATACTCTCCTGCACCCAATACCGGATAGCGTCCACCATCCAATAGGGGTCAGGCCGGTACAGAGGTGCAAGACCGTGCTCCCGCATGATGATATGAATAGCAAGTTCTCTATCCATGCCAACGGGAACTTTGAAATCACGGAAAAGACCTTCCGGGATATTGCACAAGAGCTTGCACGCGCGGTCGATGGCGTCACTGTTTTGGTTCGTGCTGTTCTGGTTCGTCATGCTCCCCCAGTACATCGGCATTATCGGCACCCCCTTCTCTCAGCTCTGGCGGTTCGTTGATTTCAATGCTGATATGTGTTCCATACATATCATTGCACACTTTCACAGATTCGTCAAGAGAGATTTTCCAGACTTCTCTGCGATTGTACGTTTCGGCGTCCGCGCTGGCGCTTTCATTCGTTACAAGCCGTTCCTTTTTATCAGGCTGCACCCGAATACCCAGCTCCCGATAAAAGTCCTGCAGCGTCTTGCGTCTCAGGTCGTACAGGTCGGGCAAAATAAAATTCTTCGACAAATCGCGGTCGAACTGCATAATTGGTAACTGATACTGTGCATCAGTCTTGTTCATGACGGGTTTTTGCAGCTGTCCGTTGACCACAATGGCGGGTTTGCCGTTTTCCAGCTGCTCGAAAATGGTTTCCAGCGTGCGGCGGTCTTTATCATCTTTGGCGATAGCAGCATAGGCAAACCTGCTGTTTACGACCGCCTGCCGAATGGAAACTTCCAGCTGCTGCATTTCGACGGCGTATTTCTCGATGATATCCCAAACCCCGCGATAATCGGGGGTCAGCTTGATAACGGCGCACTCTGTGCCGATTTCAAGCGGCCTATCGAACTGGAAAAACGGCGTCTGCACCATCATGCCGCGCGGCTGGAACTGCAGACCGAAGCCGGTAGGTGCACCCGGTTGCACAACAAGGCCGTATGTTTTGGAGTTGAACACAACGGCGTATCCCATCCGCAACAGCTGGTAAAGGAACGCGTCATAGTCCCAGCCGATTTGCCCGGGGCCTGCTTCGGGCAGGCCATGAATTTTATACAAGGCCCGCATACGCTGGAAAAACGACCGTTCCCAGTAGTTGAGCACGTCCGTGCTCAGAGACGGGGGACGAAACCCACCGCATGCCTGCACGTCATAGTGTCCCTGATAGCACTGATACATGGAATCACCTTCCTTATTCAATGAATACGCCACCGTCCATAGCGGCGTTAATATACGCGGTTTCGGCGCTTGTTGCCATAGGTGCAGCAACGGAAAATCCGCGTGTTTTACAATACCCAGCTGCAGGGGTCGCAACCCGCATAACGGGATAACCGTACAAACTTTGATATCCGGAATCGTCAATGGGTGGATAGTACAATAAAGTCAACTGCGCTTCCGTCGGGAGAAGTGTCTGGCTTGCACCTGTGGTCATTCCGACGCACTGATTGATGGGCTGAATACTCTGCTTGACACCCTCTGCACCTGCGGCCAGACCGGCAGCTGCTCCGAACGGCCCCATTGCCGCGCCAACGCCCCCACCAAACTGTAGCGCGGACCCGACGGCAGCAATAGAGCCGGAAACCGCTTTCACGGGGTCAATGTTGGATGTGCCGATACCGTATACACTGGAAATGTTCGTGGAACCAACATAACAGCAATAGCTCCCAGCGGTTACTTTAATCGAAACACTGCCGTCTAAATAGGTCATGCACCAGTCAACTCCAACCGTTGCGGCGTTGTTACACTGGTCAACCGGAATGCCTACAACGCCAACCATCGGAATATATAATTGAATTTGACAATTCAACCGTTTCCAGTCAGCGGCGGGCCATGGTATCGCAATATCCGTATGCACAGAAAGATTATCGTCTTTCGTGACAACTCGACCAAACACACCCGTGTTGAACTGCCCCAGCGTTATTTCCTTACCGCGTCCGGCTCCACTCTGTGCTATGGGCAACCAGATACAAGAGCGAATGCAACTTGTTGCGGTATCACCAAACACTAACTTGTTCATAAACTCAGGCAGAGCCAGCTCCCACCGGACAAATGCTTTTGTGGTTGCTTCCCACGTCGTAGAAACGGCAGTCAATAAAGTTTCCAGTTGCGTCTGGTCTATCTTGTAAGATAACAGGCCGCTTTTACCAACGGCAGACAAAATATAAATACCGGTAGTATCGCCCAATTTGCCATCCGTAATATCTGCCGTGATAGTTGCAACAGTTGGTTTCATTGCAACCGCCTGCCGGGAATCCTGCAAACGATACTGTGCGCCGCTGGCATCGCTGTTAAAGCCGTACTCAATAAATGCTTTTGTTTTCTTGATATCATCCGCAAAGGTTGCCAATGCATCAATGGTGCAGGAGAATTGCCAGTTATTGGCGTTCAGTGCGGTAATGTCCTCAATCCAGTAGTATGCATGAGTTTCTTCAATGTAACAGTAGTTGTACTGAGGGGAGATGTTCAGACTGTTCAGCCTCACATAAAACACAGGGGTTTCCATGCTGCAGGCCCGTTTCATATAAAATGGAAATTCGTCCGGCAGCGCGGATAACTCAATGCGCTTTGTGCTGTTGATTCGCTTCGACACCTTGCCCAGATGTGCATGATATCCGTGCTCAATACCTTCGTTATGGTCTGCCATGTATTCTCCTTTCTTATAAAATAAGGGCCGGGCTTTCACCCGGCCCACACATTCAGTTGTTGGGTTGATATAGAACCTTTACGGTTCGTCGGACATGAACATAAGGATTGCGTTCTGCGTGGGGTTCTGCGTGTAGTTCATTTTCCAATGATGCTCCGTGTTGTAGTATTCACCGGAAATGTTGAACGGGGTAGTGTAAACACTATCCTGATAATAGGTCGTTGCCATGGCCTTGCGGTCATACAGCAGACCCACGACATAGGACAGGGTAACCGCGCTGCCCGTCACCTGTTTGCCGGTGTTCACATCGAACTGCGACGGGACACAGGAAATGGCGGGCTTGTCGTTGATATTCTGCCAGAAATCGACACCCTCATAGTTGCCGAAACTCAGGTAGCCGGGGCCAAAGATAGCAGGATAGACCCAACTCCGCGCGTCGTTGATAAGTGGCTGATAAAGCAGCAGCTTCTGCTCGCTCTTCGGGGTGTGCCGCAACAGATGCAGCGTGTTGCCGCTGTCGTCGGTGCACACGGGGGTCTGATGATACAGCGTGCTGCTGTTCTCCATCAGGCTGCTGGTGGTTTCCAGCCACGACACGAAAAAGGACAGAAATTCCTGCAGATGGGTGGTCAGCAGCTCTTTGGTGGTGTAGGTCGTACCGCGTGCCGCGTTAAAAGCATTGGTCAGGTTCACATGGCATTCAGGGCGGTCAGAGTTGTACAGCGCACCCATGAAATTGATAACCTGTGCGCGGTTCTCTGCGGTTTTCCAGCGTGCAATGTCGTTTGCGATTTCGGTGGTCATGGCCGCAAGGAACGCGCTAAACTCGCTTTCGCTGGTGAATGCGGTCTTGAGCTGGTTCCGGAACGTGGTGTAACGCTGGTTCAGAACCTTCTGCCCACCGTAGAATATTTCAAGCGGATAGCGCTTCTTAATTTTGTACATGTCCACGCTGTTGCCGTCCACCAGAATGTCATTGTTCTGCGCGGTGTTGATGAATTTCGATTCATCGAAATCGCCAGAGAAGAAAGCGATTTCACGGACGAACAGGCCCCATTCCTGCCGGTCGGTCTCGATGCTGGTAAACCGGCCCGCATAGGAGCGGCTGGAAATCACGGTGCGTGCAATCATATTAGAAAGCGCCTGCAGGGTTCCTTCCATGCTCTGGTCAAGACACATCTGCCCTACCTGAATGAAACTCGCCGTGTTGATGGCCTGAATGGTCGCGGTCTGCCCGGTCACTTCCTTAACCAGCGCGTTGGCAATGGTATAGATATCGGTCGGACGGAAAACACTCATGCCTTTCAGCTCAGGCATGTTTGTGCGGGATTTTGCCATTGGTTAGCTCCTTTCTGCCGTCACTTCACGGCGTTAAAGTCGGGACTTGCAGGTGCTTCGGCAGGCTGCACAAGTCCCAGAATGATGTCTTCCACGCTGGTCACAGGGGCGGGATTGCCCACCGTGCCAGCGGTCGGAACGGTTTTTGCGTTGATGGCCGCGGTCAGGTCTGCAATCTGCTGTGCCATTGCCGCCATGGGGTCAGGGGCAACAGGCTGCTGTGCTGCAGGAGCGGCAGCGGGGGCTGCGCTCTGTGCCGGGGCCGTGATGGGCTGCCCCTGCTGTGCGCGTTCCAGAGAAAGCATCTGCTGTACCTGCTGTGCCGTGAATCCCATTTTACCCAAAGCCAGAATATCGTTGATGGTCATGTGAATCATCCTTTCCACCGGCTGGAACCGGTTCTAACATCGACGTGTGTAAAAGTCTTGTAAATACCAACGCCGCCGCTGTTCCCTAAAAAGTTTTCAGCGATAGCGGCGACTTCGGCGGGGGTCTTTGTGCGGACAGGCTGGTGGTTTTTGTCGTAGTGACCTACCCAGATATCAGCCGCCAGCCCATAAAGATGTTTGCTGCGGGGTGCGCTGCCTTTCTGCTGCCGGTTCCAGCTTGCCGTGCGGAACCCGCTGTTGATGTGCACGGCGTCTCCGCACACTTTGCGGATGTTTTCCAGCAGTTCCACAAGACGGGAATCGACTGCCACAAAGTCCTGTCCATCCTTGCATTGAAATTCGAAAAGCCGGAAATGCTCAGCCAGCCGGATATTGCCGTCAACACTCATGTAATATACCTTTACCATGAATTCACCCCCTTTCTTGTTTCTGAATGCTCCGACTACTATTGACCTCTTGAAACCCGTTCATTCGGTATGCGCCTGCCGGAACACTCAGAAACGCGGGGGCATGGAAAAGGAAAAGCCAGCCGCGCACCCTTCCGGGGTGTTCCTTTTGTGCGGCTCCCCCGCTCCTTAATCATACACCCTTCAATCCTTAATGTCAAGATAGTTTCGGGTCTTGAGCAGCGCGGGAACAGACGAAAAGTCAACTTGCCCTAAGCATATCATAGGCCGCAATTCAGGGTGCACGGCTTGCAGCTGCGTTGCAGCCTGCGGGCTGCTTCCGTAGTGCTCCCTGCCGCTGTGGGGGCTTTCACAGATGTAGTAGTGTAGTTCGTCCATCTGGTATGCGTACAGCCCCGCGAATGCGAACAAGGGGGACATTCCTTTTAAACTACGGGGGCGCACGTTTTCAAGATTATTATACACGAATTGATTTTCCATTGCCATTTTGTAAAAGTCGCCTTTGCCCGCAAGATGTTTCATCAGGGCGGTTTGCTTGCGGCGGTCGCTGATACGGTCGCTGTGGGGCATGGCAATAAAGACGCCTGTGTCGGTCTTACACCATTCTTTTCCGCTCCTTGACATTTTCGCCACAAGGTCGGTGCACCCCAGCTGCTCAAGAATCGGGCTGGAAATGTCAAAAGCGTTTGCAAGCAGCCACATGCGCAAGGGTGGCTTTCCTTCCAGCTCTCTATTACCGCATACTGTTACATATGCATTCAACAACGCTTCGCCCTCTGCCTTGCGCTTCGCAATAATGCGCTCCGGAATGAACTCGTCAAAAACAAGCTCTGAAAACACATTACCGTTAAAGCCGCGAATGCCCGCAATTGACGGCAGTGCCATGCCAACAGCACGTTTGTTGCTGATGTGCCATTTCTTGCGCCCGTCTTTGTCCTCTTCGTCCTCATACTCAATATCGCCGATTGAGTATGAAATTTTACCAGCTTTCATAATGCCGATATCATATCCCACGGACTGCAGGGCGTTGAAAGGGTTCAAATCCGGGTCAGCGGCGACGGCCTGCAACTCGTTGACTGTTCTACGCATATATAAAAAGTATTTGTTTTCATCAAGCATATACTTTAATGTGCCGAACGTCTTGCCTACCTGTCTTTTTCCGATTATGATATTGCACCAGCAACCTAAAGCAGCGACAGCCGGGATATTCACCCAGCCGTCGCCGGTATACAGGTCAAGCGCAATATCTTTGTTGCGCTTGCTCATAATTTTATACCTCTACTTCGTCCGTGTTTTCGTCGTATGCGTTACGAACGGCAGCTTCGACGGCCTGCGCGGCATCTTCGGCAAAGTAGACACGATAATTGTCGTAGTATTTGCCGTTCTTGCCTTTGTTGGCGCTGGCGGTGATGAACGTGCTCTTTTCGCCCTCAACCAGCCGCATGCCATAAAGGTCGATACCGTACATCCTAAGAGTGAAAGTCAAACAGTTGTCTGCAACCTGCCGCACGTTACGCACAACGGCCTGCAGTTCGTGAAGCGCTTCCAAGGTGACGCGGGGGCCGTCTGCGGTTTTCTTCGGGGTGGATGCGTTGTTCTTTTTTGCGAATGCCATAATAATTCTCCTTTGTTGTCTGTCAGTTTATGTTCCATGTGGAACAATTTACTTTGCGGTGTTGGCTGCGATGGTGCGCAACAAATCAATCATGGTGTCCTGCTTCTGTTCGATGGTCTGCAGATGGGAAATTGCGGTGGTCTCGTTCGTCTTGACCTCTGCCATTTCATCCACAAAATTCTCGAAAAAGTCGGTCAGCTTTTCAAGAATTTCTTTCAGCTTGTTATTGATATCCTGCATAAATTCACCCCCCTTAGAACATCCAGCGAATAAGGAACTGCAGCCCGGCAGGGGTCGCACGTTCCGGATAAAGCGCGGTCGGGGCTTCCGGAAAGATATCCGCGATATGGTGATTGTATGCCTGTAAATAAACATACAGGTCAGCAAGAGACCTTTCACCAAACGCGTGCGGGTCATACGTGGGGGCGAACGAAAAAGCCTGCCGCGCTGCTTCCACCAGCGCGGGGCGGGGCAGGGGCTGCTGCGCTGCCAGATTCTGCACCGCGTTCGTCAGCTGCCCTGCAGGGTCGAACACAAGCCCGATAACGTTCCCCGCGATATCTTCCCATATCTCAACCTTCGTAATACTTGCCATGTTAAATCACCCCGTCCATGTCTGCCAGATTCAGCAGATTTCGCATGTCCACAACGTCCGCGCTCTGAACATTGGCGCTGAACTTTGTGCGCTCAAAGTCGTACAGCTTGTACGGCTGTTCCGGATACGCGGTATTGAGACGCTCAATCAGCTGCGCACGGTTCTGTGCATCGACCACGCAGATGGTCTTGATACCGTCCTCAAACTTGCAAATCGCGGTCATGTAATAGCCTGTCAGTTTCATAGTGGTTTCCTTTCTGTTTGTATTGGCGTGTTCCTTTCTGTGATTATAATACCACATTTTCCGTCTCGATGTGTTAACAAACTATGAACAATTTGTGAAAATCTGCATCGTGAAAGCAATAATTTCCCCCTCTTCGTCTCGTAGTATCCACACATCAGCAGTTCCCCATTTATTGTTATATCCTTTTAAATACTCCAAACTCATGCTAACACCTCACATTCCATAAGTAAAGAACGTTCGTCAGATACCCTATATTCGCGGTCAGTCATGACGACCCACGACGCGGAAACGGTAGGCTTTGCAAAGTCCGTTCGTTGCCGTATGGGTTCATCATGGTATGCCAGACATTGACCGCCTGCGGGAGATATTAACAAGCCATCCCGCAAGTTATCAATACTTCCGTCAAGAGCCTTTACACCTGATTTCTTGTTGACTCCTGCAATGGTGCTTTCTATTGTTCCATCTGCATCAACATAAGCATAGCATTTTGCATGCAGAAACCGAAAAGCCTGCATTCCGTACCGGTCATGGGGGTGTTCGTCCTCTGCGACGCCAATATAAACTTTGCTGCCGTCTTTTTTCTCAGCTACACAATTACGCCGCACGCATTGCGCACGAATGTCGGCGTTATAGTCGTCAATGGCGGGCTGTTTCTCTCCCTCAAATTTGCAAGAATCTGTATCCCAGTATATGACCCGTTCCCAGCCAACGCGTTTCAGCATGTCCCATAGCTTGAGACGGGTCATGGATGCAGTCCACAGACCCCACAAGAAAGGAAATTTCTTTTCTTGTGATTTCTGAATTTCTGCATCGTCTTTGCTCTGCAGATTCATAATCCAGCTTTTATGCGTGCATTCCAGCGTGTCGGGGTCGCACCCGTACTCATCACGCACGGTTTTCTGCGCACATGCGCCAAAAATGGCATTAACACAGACTTTAGAGAAATCATATTCGGGGGAACCTTTCATAGTCTCTTTGATTTTAAATTTATCAAAGATAGCCATGCGAAAAGAATCGGGCAAATAATCCAGCCGAAACGCTACGCTTTCCACTGCAACTATTTTATCATAGGTGTACCCATCAATAAAACGCTGGTAGTCGTTAGAGTCGGCATACCAGAACAGGGCCCCGGCCCCCAGCACTCGCCCGTTATCGAGTTCATCAAGGCCCGACACGTCGGGGCACTTGCTAAACGAAACACAAGGGTCAGGACATTCAGGCTTGCACCGGGGATTGATAATGCAGAGTTTTGCTATCCAGCCATACCCGGCATTGATAAACTTCTGTAAATCCTCTTCGGGCAGGTCGGCGGGCAGCGTTACAGGTGCACCCGATGGAAATTTCCAAAGCAGCTGCTGCGACGGGTGCGCACTCTTAAAGTCATAGGAGTTACAATTGATATAGGTGCGACCGGCACGCCAGCGCGTGCCGTGGGTGTCACCACCTGCCATGCAGTGATATGCAAGCGCCATCTGTTCGCGGTCAAGCTGCAGCGCTTTGATAGCTGCCATGCAACGCCGGTCTGGCATAATCTCCTTACGCACTGCTTCAATGACCATGCCTGTATTGGTATATGGTATCGTCGCCTGATTGTATTTATGCTCATTTTTTAACCGCTCAATTGCTTCGTACAGGCCCAACACATCATTGACACAATACGCAAACTCCGTTTCTGTCAGCGGCGTATCAGGGGTACGATATACAGTATAGTCAAGATCTCCTGTCAGCTTTGCGTGCTGGCAACCTTCGGTTGCTCTGGCAAGACTCTTTTGGAACAGCTTAAAACTATCCCTGAACTCTACACCATTATCAAAACACAAATACAGGGGCTTGCGGCTTTTCGTGTATAAGCTATCTGCCAGCCCCCAACGCGCCGTTAACAACTGCATAATGTATTGATGCTCATAGCCTAAGTTGTGCACATACAACACAAACCGGTTCTTTTCATTGATACCCCATTTATCTACCAAAGTCTCAAGCATTTCCGCCCAGTCCTCAAAGTATCGGGGGACAATGACCACGCCACCAATACAGGTTTGCCAGCTGTACGCAAAGCCGTCTGTGTCGGTGTTTGTGGTCTCAATATCAAACGTTGCTGTTACGTCTAGATAGCTTGACATATATTTCCGGCCTTTGGTGCGCTTGACTTTTCGCGGACACACAAGGCGCGGCAAATATTCAGCTAAACACTCGCTAACAAGCACGCCTTGCGATTCTCTCATTTATGTGATTCTCCTTATATAGTCTAGCAGCGCTTGACCTTTTGTCGTTTGGTCGTCCCGGTCTGCCGCTATGATATCCCCCAGCACGTCGGACTTGTTGCCGGTAATGGCATCATAAATTTTATCACTATCGAAAAGCTTTTCTGCGGCTTTGGTGAAAAACTTCTGAACCGCCATATCCCATTGTTCTTGTGTGCCCTTGAACCCACGCTGCACGGCGGTCTGATACCGCGCGTCTTCGATAGCTCTTACACCTGTAACGGTGCTGCTTTTCATGGTCATGAACTCGCGCAACTGCAAATACTGATGCTTGAGCGTCGTCCGGTCTGCCCTCTCTTTGGGCCGCTCGTTAAAGCGGGGCTTGATTTTGCCCGGCATCTGGCTTTGTGCGTACTTGTACGCGCCTGTTTTCGCGGTATTGATAACGTCGCTCTTTTCAAGGGCACGCAAACGCTGATTTGCAGCCTTCGCTGCTTTGCGGATAACCTTTACAAGCTCCGCGTTTGTGAGTTGGTTCGGGTCGGTCGCGTCGGGGCTGTAATAGCTCCACGTCTGCGGCGCGTATTTAGGAAGATGTTTAGCGCTTCGTGCCATCGAAAAACCTTCTTTCTAAAATTTTAATCGTCTCAAACCCCAATAACCAGATAACAAAAAGTGCAATCAACACCGCGAAACCCAAACATACAGCCGGAAAAATACCGAACAAATACAAAATATCCATCAACATTACTGAATCACCTCTATTCTAAATCCATCCATTGTTTCCGTCAACACGCAATCTGCAGCCCCCGCAAGACATGTGCGGATGCAATCATAGAGCTTGCGGATTTCGCGGGGGTCTACATAGACGCAGCTTGACGCACGCCACGCCCCTTTATTGCTCTGATACACGTAAATGTGGCATACTTTAAATGCCGCCTTGTTTCTTGTGGTCATATTTGTTATATCTCCCTTCCTTATGCTGGTAATGCCGCAACGCATTGCGATACTCAATAAAACCTTTGTCCGACGCATACGCGGTCAGGACATCGTGTTTTTCATCGTATCGGGCCGAACGGATTTTAATATTCTGCCCGATATCGCCCAAACGACTAAAATAGTCGTTCATGACTTCACCCCCGCCCCACAACACGCGGCAGCGGGTCAGGTGGTCGGACGTGCCTAAAGTAAACTTGTGATATTCTCGTAATGTCATACAATTTTCACCTCTTCTGTATCTCCAGTTTTGATATTGCGTCGCATGTACCCGACACGCCAGCCATACCCGTTATGCGATTTCAGAAACATCCAGTATTCATGACGTCCATATACTACATGGTGTTCTTCGTTCAAGAATCGAATGTACTCAACTGGCAGTTTAACTATTTTCATCATGTACATGCTCCTTTCTACCCATATTATACCACAGTGCGGGTGCACATATGTTAACAAATTATGAACAATTGCATCATTACTTTACTGTCCTAAAGTGAGCGCTTTACTGTCGTGAAGTCCGGAA